CTGCAATGCCGTACCATCCCGGCCAGCGGGCGAGGAAGCGTAAAAAGCTAAGTATTAGGCGGCTGGTATAATTGCCAAGTTCTTGATGGCTGGTAGGAAGACGCAGCGCAGCCGGGAGCCTGTGAAAAGACAAACGCCCAATGTGGGCGGCGTTGTATGCCCCTCAAAATCGAAGGCTTGCGCTTATGCGTGGGGTAATGGTAGAGACTGCGGGGCGGGTAAAGTCTGCTATGTAAGGCCAATGGGTGGGGGCCAGTAGCAAAACGAAAGGGAGTGAGCGTATGGCGGGTGGAGCGCCAAGAAAATGGAAAAGCGTAAAGGCAATGCAGGAGGCCATTGACGCTTACTTCAAAGAGTGCGAAGGTGAACCGTTTATCGGAGATGACGGCTGTGCCGTGCGCGATAAGTACGGAGTGCCGATCATCATCAACGCAAAGCCGCCGACAATCACGGGGCTTGCATTGGCGCTTGGATTCACAGGGAGACAAGCGCTGCTGGATTATCAAGCAAGGCCGGAGTTTGCGGACACGGTTACGCGCGCAAAGTCCAGATGTGAAGAATATGCCGAATCTCGGCTCTACGACAAAGACGGTGCGAACGGCGCAAAATTCTCGCTTGGCTGCAATTTTGGTTGGCGGGAAGTGAACGAGACAAAAATAAGAACGGATTCCGTCAAGGTGGTTATTGATGTCTGACATTCGCCTGTCTGAAAAAATCGGCTCTGCATTCTACGACGTGGCACATGACGTGTTCCACCACGGCCACACGCACTACGATTTCAGCGGTGGGCGCGGTTCGCTGAAGTCGTCCACAGTGTCTGTACTTGTCCCCCTGCTGCTGATAAACAATCCCGGCACGCACGCGCTCGTGCTGCGCAAGGTGGCAAACACCATCCGCAATAGCGTTTATGCACAGTATATCTGGGCAATCGGTGAGCTGGGCATGGCGGCGTATTGGGAAGCTAAGGTATCGCCGATGGAGCTGATCTACAAGCCGACAGGCCAAAAGATCATGTTTCGCGGCGCTGACGACCCCATGAAGATCAAGTCTATCAAGGTGCCGTTTGGCTATATTGCCGTGACGCACTTTGAGGAAAAAGACCAGTTTGCCGGACGTGCGGAAATCCGAAACATTTTGCAGTCGACCATGCGCGGTGGCTCGGCGTTCTGGAACTTTGAAAGCTACAACCCGCCTATTTCGCGTGACAACTGGGCAAACAAGGACAGTTTGGAAGAACGCGCTGACCGGCTGTGTCATAAGTCCACGTATCTGCAAGCACCGCCCGAGTGGCTGGGAGAACAGTTTCTTGCAGAAGCGGAACACCTCAAAGAGACAGACGAGCGCGCGTATCAGCACGAATATCTCGGTATCCCGGTCGGCACGGGCGGCAATGTGTTTGACAAGCTGGAACTGCGGGAGATCACAGATGAAGAAGTCAAAAGTTTTGACCGCATCTATCAGGGAGTGGACTTTGGCTGGTTCCCCGACCCGTTCGCTTTTATTCGGCTGCATTATGATCGAGCGAGAGAGGCGATCTATCTACTGGACGAGATTTATCAAAACAAGCTGTCCAACGAGCAGAGCGCGGTTATGATAAAGCAGCGTGGATATAACAACGTGCGAACAATCTGCGACAGCGCAGAACCGAAGAGCGTTGCTGACCTTCGGGCAATGGGGCTACCTGCGTATGAAGCGGTAAAAGGCCCCGGTTCGGTGGAATACGGCATGAAGTTTTTGCAGAGAAGAACAATCGTCATTGACAGGCGACGCACACCGCACGCTTACGATGAATTTGTTGGATACGAATACGAACGAAACAAAGACGGCGACATTATTAGCGGCTACCCTGACGCGAACAACCACCTGATTGACGCGACGAGATATGCGTTAGAGCCTGTCAGCCGCAGAATGGGAGTTATTGCATGACGGTTATCGATAAATTAAAGGAATTCGGGTATACGACGATCCCAGAGGAATTCTATACATACGTGTCCCTTTGGAAGTCGTGGTACGTCGGCAAAGTCAAGGGCTTCCATCAATACCGGCGATATAACGGGCATAAGTGGACAAAGTGCAACCGTGCAAGCCTCGGTATGGCGAAAAAGGTTTGTGAGGACTGGGCAAACCTCTTGATGAATGAGAAGGTTCAGATCACGCTTGAAGGCCAGAAGGAGCAGGAGTTTATTGACAGGGTTCTGACGGCGAACAACTTCACGGTCAAGGCAAACGAAATGCAGGAAATGAAATCAGCGCTCGGAACCGTGGCGTACATTCCGCGTGTGGTGGGGCAGGCCGTTAATGAAAGCGGCGAGATCGTGCCGGGTGATGTTTCTGGCATCGAGCTGGACTATGTGACGATTGAGCACATCTTTCCGCTGGCTTGGCAGAATGGATTTATCACAGAATGCGCGTTTGACAGCGTAGTCACACGAGCCGGAAAGAATTATCTGTATTTGCAGATTCACCGGAAAGACGAAAACGGTCTTTACGTCATCGAGAATAGTATTTACAGATACGAAAACGAGACGCTTGCCGACGCGCTACTCACCGATGTTCCGGGCTTTGAGCGAATCCCACCTGTGGTACATACGGGAAGCGACAAGAGGCAGTTCGTCATCGACAGACCGAACATCGCAAACAATCTTGACCACCTGCTTCCGGTTGGTATCCCTGTGTATGCAAATGCAATCGACGTTCTGCGCGGCGTTGACTGTGCCTATGACTGCTATGTGAACGAGTTTGAGAACGGGCCTATGATGATGATGGTCAAAATGCCCGCCACAAGGTGGGAAGACGACGAACCGACGCTTGACGACAACGACCGGCGTTTCTATATGCTTCCAGAGGATACGCAGCAAGGAAACGTCGTAGAGACAATTTCCCCGACGCTAAGAACCGAGCAGCTGAATGTAGGACTGCAAGACCAACTTAACGTACTGTCCAGTAAGTGCGGTTTCGGCGAGACCTATTACCGTTTCGACGGTGGCAGCGTCGCGACAGCAACGCAGGTCATTAGCGAGAACTCCACCATGTTCCGCACGATCAAGAAGCATGAAATTATCCTCGAGCAAGCGCTGGTGGAGCTGTGCCGCATCCTGCTTCGGCTCGGCAACACAGCCATGAACGCTGGGCTAAATGAGGACGTGGAGATTTCTATCGATTTTGATGACAGCATCATTGAGGACAAGCAGACCGATTTTTCCCGTGATATGCAGCTCTTGCAGGCGGGCATTATGAACGATTGGGAGTTCCGTATGCGTTGGATGAACGAGGACGAGGCGACCGCAAAGGCGGCGCTGCCAAAGATGCAGGACATGACGACCGAAGGACAACAGGAGGTAGAGTAATGGGCGGCAGAGGTGGAGCTGGTGGCGGCATTGGAGCCGGAGAACCTGGGCGTGGTCGCGGTATGAGCCTTGCACGGTTTTTGTCGCAACAGGACATTGACCGAGCAAATGCGGCGTCCGTAACTGATATGGGCGATATTATCAGGCGCACATTCGAGCGCAACGTTGCTAAAATCAATGGACTTGAGATGTCGGACGCTGAAAAGAAAAACGCGGTAAAGCAGATGGCAACTCTCGCAACAACGGCGCTTAAAACGGCGGCAGGAGCAGTTAATCCTTATGCAAGCGGGCCTGCGCGCCTGACAACGGCGCAGAAAACAGGAAGCGCCGCAGACAGAGCTGCAAGAGCGCGCGGTGAAATGGATAGCTACATGCGGAAATTGCGTGATCAGTCCAGTAAAAACCGCAAAGCAGCAGAAAACAAGGCGTTTTCCAATGCCTTTGTAACAGCGCAAAAGTCGGGCGCGTTGGAAGTTATGGTAAACGGCAAGAAATACCGCAGGGCTAATAAGCGCAGCGGTACATGGAGACCTGTTTAATGGGCGGACGCGGCGCAAGCAGCGGCATGAGCGAAAAGGGAAAGCCTTACGGGAGCGAGTTTAGGACGCTTCTAAAAGCTGGGAACATAAAGTTTGTAAAGCAAAATGCGGCATTGAACGCAAAAGACCCATTGGAAACTATGACCAAAGGGCGCATTTACGCAACGATAAACGATGAGGGAAAAATCAATGCAATCAGCTATTACGGTGCAGATGGAAAGCGTCTAAAAACAATCAATCTTCTGCATAGCCATGAGCAATTCAAGGGAGTGCACACGCACATCGGGTATTATCACGATGAAGGCGGAACAAGAGCATTGACGGCAGACGAAAAGAAGCTGGTTGCATTCGTAAAAAAGGCTTGGTATAATAGGCATAGCAAGTAGTCGTATAGGGTGATTACACCGTGACTGCGGGGACTCCGGTTAGAATCCGGGCGCTTGCTATGCCGTAAGGTACAGAAATGTATCTTGCGGCATTTTTGTTTGCTGGGGGATTTATGATTAACTTTGAAAATCTGGACAAGTTCATATTCCCCGGCGTTGGCAAGTACGACATCCCGCAAATCGAGCCGGTCAAGTCGTACCCGCATGGCGAGTTTATCCCCGTAAATTACCATTACACAGCCAAAGATACGGAAAGCAAGATCGTACATTTCTTTGTAGATGATTACCAGTTTATTCGCCACTGGAATACGCCGGATAAGTACATTCCGAAGCTTTCACAGTTTGCGGCGGTGTGTGCGCCGGACTTCTCCACATACACCGATATGCCGCTTGCAATGCAGATTTACAACCACTATCGCAAGCACTGGCTGGCGGCATACTGGCAAATGCACGGCATGACGGTCTATCCAACGATCTCATGGAGCGACGAGAGCAGTTACGATTGGTGCTTTGATGGCGAGCCTGTCGGCGGAATAGTTGCAGTTAGCTCGGTAGGCACACAGCAGAACAAGGAAAGCAAGCGGCTCTTCCTGCGCGGTTACGAAGAAATGATGAAACGTCTTTCACCGGAATGGGTGATATTCTACGGAAAAGTGCCGGAAGAATGCGACTGGAATGTAATCCGCGTGAAGCCGCATTATGACGAGATTGTGAAACGGAGGAAAGCAAATGAAATATCCGTTTCAGCCGGAAGTTCTTGACGCGCTGCCGGAAGAACTGGCAGAATTGTTCCGTGCGCTTGAAATCACGTTGCTGGAAGAAATCTGCTCACGGCTTAAAGCTGCGGATGAGCTGAACGAGGTAACGGTACAGGATATTCGGGCGCTACGGTCGCACGGCATTGACCTGAAAGACATCGAAAAGGCAATCCGCAAGACAACGGGCATCAGCGAAACGAAGCTTAACAAGCTGTTTGACGATGTGGTAGAGCGCAACCAGAAGTATTACACCGAGTTGATCGACCTTGCGCACATCACGCAGCCGGAAACGCTGGTAAGTGTAGAAGATACTTGGGCAATATACGAGCAGACGAAGCAAACACTGCGCAACATAACGCGCTCAATGGGCTTTTTAGTGAACGCTGGCCGCACAATGCTACCCCCTGCCAAGGCGTATCAATGGGCGTTAGATGCTGCTACGTTGAAAGTAGAAAGCGGGGCTATTTCTTATGGGCAAGCCGTCAAAGACGCCGTTAGGGAGCTTGCAAGTGGCGGCCTGCGGGTGGTGGACTATGAGAGCGGGCACCGCGATCATGTAGACGTAGCTGCCCGCCGTGCCGTAATGACTGGCGTATCGCAGTTGTGCAGTAAGTACACGGAGCAAGCGGCGGAATACTTGGAAACGCCGTATTATGAAGTGTCTGCCCACGCCGGGGCGCGTGATGTGCCAGGGCGGTCGCCGTGGTCATCGCACAAGGAGTGGCAGGGCAAAGTGTATTCCACCCGGAGCGGCGACATCTACCCGAACATCTACGAGGTCTGCGGTCTGGGTGCCGTGGATGGTCTGGAAGGAGCCAACTGCCGCCACCGCCGCAACGTTTGGGTTGAGGGCGTAAGCGAACGCACCTACACAGACGAACAGCTTGCCCACATTGACGATGGGCTTGGCTGTACGTTTGAGGGCAAGACCTATACGGCATACGAGGCCACGCAGGAGCAGCGCAAGGTGGAGCGCACCATACGCAAGCTCAAGCGTGAGAAAACAGCGTACAACGCCGCAGGGCTGACAGACGAAGAACAGGCAGTGAATATCAAACTGCGCCGCCTGAATGCAAAGTACAAGGCGTTCAGCAAGGCGGCGGGGTTGCCGGAGCAGCGAGAAAGGATGAAGGTGCTGTATGAATAAACTAATGGCATCATGTCAATTGTTTGGTTGCGGATCACCAAGACTTTGCGGCGAACTTTTGCAGATTACAGAATCACCAGACATTTCTGGCAGTTACAGTGTCCAAATTGATATAGGGCATCATGTAATTACTGTGAGCAATCTTGACGCAAATGCAGTTGAAATTTTTACACGCGACATAAAACGGCATTAAAGATTATGAACTTTGACGAAGCAATCAAGACCGTGCAAGCCATCCTCAAGCGCGGCAACGATGCAGAGATACGCCGCAAGGGCGACGGGTACATCGTGTTAGAGGTCAAGAAAACAATCAAATACAGCACTTCCGCGCAATAGGGCGCGGGGAAGGGATAAATATGGCAACTGAAAATGGTGTTTGGCGCACGATAAGCGGGCGGCGAGTGTTTATCAAAGAAGGACAAAGCCTAACAGATGCAATGCGCGAAAGTGGAAAGTTCGGAGAAGATAAAACCAGGCTTTTTAACAAAAAAGATTTTCAAGATGCAAAAAAACTCACAGAAAAAATCGTCGAAGATCAAGAATTTACATATTATGGATTGCGTGTACAAGAAAATGATAGCGAAAAAATAGGAGGAATTATAGAGCACACTTCAAAAAATTTTGGCGGTGATTTTGAAGGAAGTGAAAGAGACGGCGAAGACCTTGATGGGGTTTCTTCAATTAAGATAGATGCAGTGTCAGAAGTCAATCAATTTGGAGGTTATGAAGGAAGAATAATGTATTTACTGGGGGCGGATGGAGGAGAATATGGATACGACCCAGGAGAATTCATTATGAAAGATGCAAAAGTATTGGCAAAAATAAAAGTTGAAAATGGAAAGTTAAAGTTGACTGACCAATATAAAAAGTCAGGCGCTTATAAAACAGAAACCAAGTCATCAACGACAAAAGAGAGTAGCCAATATGCCGGGACATCTGCACAGGTAAAGGAATATACATCGTTTAAGGCAGAAATGACAAAAAAATACGGCGGTCGCCTTTGGAGCGAAATGACAGACAGCGAATACGACAGAATGGAACGCCTTGAACGGATTGCGTATCGCGGAAAATAAAATATAGCCTTTTGCCAATCGGGGCAAAGGAAGGGCAATAGGAGCCAAGAAACTGCATCCCGCAGTTTCTTGGCTCTTTTTTTTGTAAGACGCAGCGGGGAATGACGCTGTGGAATAAAGGAGTGTAAAAAATGACAGACGAAATTATGACTTTTGATGAAATACTGGCTGACCCCACCTACAAGGCGGAGTTCGACAGGCGAATCACAAAGGCACTTTCGACTGTCCAGAGCAAGCTGGACGCGGAAGTGGAGAAGAACAAGCAGTTTGCAGCGAACGGCAGCGCGGAAGCGGAAGCGCTCAAAAAAGAGATCGAGGGCTACAAGTCTAAGATCGCCGATTATGACTACGCAGATGTGATCCGTAAGACGCTTTCAGAAAAGGGCGTGAAGTTCAGTTCTAAGGCTGCTGAAAAGGCATATTTGGCAGACCTGAAAGCAAAGCGCTTTGAAATCAAGGACGGTGCGCTTGATGGGTTTGACGAATGGCACAAGGCGCAAGTCATCGCCGATCCGTCCGCGTTCCAAGACGGCGTAAAAATCGACTGGTCCGCCGCTGTTGGCGGCGGCGAGAAGAAAACAGATACCAATGCCGCGATGAACAATCTGATCCGCGGCGCACTCAAGTAACGAAAAGGAGATTACAACATGGCAAGTATTGATCGTTCCGCACTTTCCGGCCTGATCCCGGAACCCGTAACCCGCGAGATCATGCAGGGCGCTATCGCGGAATCCGCTGTCCTGCGCATGGGCCGTCGTCTGGCGAATATGTCCAGCAAGACGCAGACCATCAACGTGCTCGACGCGCTTCCCTCCGCGTATTTCGTCAACGGCGAAGCGACCGGCGACGGCGCTGGCGACGCCTTCAAGCAGACCACCAAGATGGCGTGGGACAAGAAGAAGCTGTATGCCGAGGAAATCGCGGTTATCGTCCCCATTCCCGAGGCTGCTCTCGATGATGCGGACTATGACATTTGGGGCGAGGTCAAGCCTCGTCTGACCGAGGCTTTCGGCAAGGTCATCGATGCGGCTATCCTGTTCGGCACCAACAAGCCCACCACTTGGCGCACTGGCGTTGTTCCCGCTGCTATCGCTGCCGGTAACGGTGTTCCCGTCGGCACCAGCGTGTTTGACGACATCATGGGCGAGAATGGCCTGATCTCCAAGGTTGAGCTGGACGGCTTCAACCCCAACGGCGTGATGTCCGCTATCCAGATGCGCGGTAAGCTGCGCGGACTGAAGGACACCACCGGTCAGCCCATCTTCAAGTCCGATATGCAGGGCACTACCCGCTACGGCCTGGACGGCATGGATATGTACTTCCCCATGAACGGCGCGTTCGATCCTGCACAGGCGCAGATGATTGTCGGTGACTGGAGCCAGCTCGTCTACGCCATCCGTCAGGACATGACCTTCAAGATCTTCACCGAGGGCGTCATTCAGGACCCCAGCACCAAGGCCATTACCTACAACCTCATGCAGAACGACATGGTTGCTCTCCGCGCCGTCATGCGTCTGGGCTGGGAGATTGCCAACCCCGTCAACGCCTACAACGTGGACAAGGCCAATCCCTTCCCCTTCTCCGTTTATGGCAAGGGCGGCGCTATTTCCACCGTCGCCGTGACCCCTGCTACTGCTACCGTAAAGAATGGTGAGAGCAAGCTGTTTACGGCCAAGGTTGACGGCGAGGGCATTATCAACGGTGAGGTCGAATGGTCCCAGGACGGTACGAAGAGCAATATCAGCGATGAGGGCGTTCTGACCGTTTCCGCTACCGAAACCAAGAGCAGCATCACCGTTACCGCAAAGTCCAAGCAGGACGGGACCAAGACCGGCACTGCCACTGTTACCGTTTCTGCCTGATTTGAAAGGAGCTGACCCGTATGACTTACGCAAACTTTGAATACTACTTCGGCACTTATATGGGCGCTGTGAGCGAAAATGACTTCCCGCGTCTTGTTGTCCGCGCCAGCTCCTTCCTCGATTACTACACGCGCAACAAAGCTAAAGACCACGCCGACCTGGACGCGGTAAAGATGTGCTGCTGTGCGCTGGTTGACAAGTATGCGGTCATCGAAGCGGCGCAGACGCTTGCCGTGAAAAACCTTGCAAACGCTGCGGAAAATGACGCGGAAGTCAAAAGCGAAACAGTAGGCAGCTATTCCAGAACACTTGCAACGGGCGGGGAATCCGCCCTGTCTGCACTCAATACGACGGACGGGGTAAGGAAACTGCTTGCGGAAACGTGCATGGAATATCTTGCCCCTACCGGGCTGCTGTATCGCGGAGGTGGTTGTAGATGTACGCTCCCCACATTGTAACGATTTACAACATCGTGCAGGAGATCGACCCGACAACGCTTGATGAGGTCGAGAAGGTTTATGCCACAATCTTGCGCGGTGTGATGCTGCAAGCGTCAAAGGGCGTGAATGTGCGCGAAAGCGGCCTTGAAAGTGCCGACGCTGTAAATCTGTATATCCCGTTTTCCGTGAAAGCGGTGGATGGAACGACAGGTAAAGCCAAAACTTATGCGCCCCCGCAGGCGTTTCTTGCGGCGGCGGACAAGTCCGGGCTGTGGACGCTCTCATACAAGGGCAACGGGGGCATGACGTGTTTTGTAAAGGGCGAAGTCGTTTCGGATAACATGACCGTCGTACTGGGCCATGACGATTGCTACAACGTGACCAAAGTTGATGCGATGGACTACGGTAGTCCCGATATGCAGCACTGGGAAGTCGGAGGGGCGTAATGGGCATCAAGTTCTCCGTGCATACCGATGGAATGGACGCTGTCAGAACTGCCATTGCAAAGGCTTGTACGCGCGCTGAGCACGTTTTAGCCGAGCAGATGGAGAAAGACATTCAGCCTTTTGTTCCGATGCTTACGGGATCTTTAACGAAGCGTACAAGGGTAGTTGGCAACGATATCATCTACCCCGGCCCTTATGCGAGATTCCTGTATTACGGGAAAGTCATGGTTGACCCGAATACCGGCAGCACATATGCGCCAAATGGAGGCACAAAGGTCGTGACAGACCGCAATTTAGTGTTCAACCACACGGCGCATCCACAAGCACAAGCCCATTGGTGCGAAGCATCGAAAGCGCAGAACCTTGGCAAGTGGGCGCGCGTAGCGGAAAAGGCGGTGAGGAAGTACGGAACAGATTAAAAAGACGGTATCGGCAGCGGAAGAAGATCAAGTTTCCCGAAAGCTGCTTGCGTGGCTGAACACGTTTCCCAATAAGCCGGTTGATTTGATTCGGTTCGAATTTCTCCCCGCCGATACTGCGGCGATGGCGCTGTCCACGATTCAGGCGGCGTACATCGTACAGAAATACATCCTCGGCGGATATCAGGCGGAATACCAATTCAAGGTTATTTACCGCATGAAACCGGGGAATAGCAACGACAAACGGCTCAAAGCTGACGAGCTGCTTAACGCCTTGGGCGATTGGGCAACAAGCGAAACGCCGCCTGACATTGGCGACGGTCGCCGCGTCATCCGTATTGAGCCTACAACGCGATCCTCTCTTTTTGCCGTGTATGAAAACGGTGACGAGGATCATCAAATCCTTATGAAAATGAACTACGAGGTGATTAAAAATGGCTGATATGACCTTTAACACCACGGCGGGGCAGACCGTAGACCGCGAACTTCTGATTGCGTATCTCAACACGGGCGAAACTGGAACCCCTACGTGGTCTCCCCTCGGTACGCGCGTCACGGATTCCAGCATGGAATATGATTGGCAGGAGGATTCCTCGAAAGATATTCTTGGAACGACGCGCACGACCATGAAGAAACCCATTATCACGCAGACCTTTGACCCGTCTAATCTGGACGCTGGCGACCCTGCCATCGTCAAGGTTTGGAACCTTGCGGTCAAGGAGCAGAACGCGGCGGCGCTGGCGAATCAGGACGTGCTGATTGTCCATGCTTATGCAGGCACGGCAAAGACTGCGGTATTTGCGGAGCGTTATTCGTCCTGCATGGTTAAGCCTTCTTCCCTCGGCGGCGAGGGCGGCGGCTTTGTCGGTATGCCTATCGACGTGACGCTTGGCGGCACGCGCACGGTCGGCACCGCCGCTGTCTCTGGCAATACGGTCACTTTTACCGAGGGCGAATAACAAATAGAGGGCTGGCGTCTGTCAGCCCTCATTTTGGAGGAATATATGGAACTCACTTTTGATTCCGGTGTAAAGGAATATACCATTCGCGGCGTAAACGGCGTTGTAACGGTGTACTTTAACCCTGCGGATGTCAACTTCGCAAAGAAAGCATACAAAACGTTTGATGATCTGCGCAAGAAGCAGGAGACCCGCGCAAAGACGCTTGAAAAGGATATCCCCAATGATGAGCTTTTCGACATGGTTGATTCTCTTGACAAGGAAATGCGCAGCATCATCAATGACCTGTTCGGGCAGGACATTGCCGATACGCTTTTTGGCAGCGTCAACGCCTATTCCGCGGCCAACGGTGCGCCGGTTTGGCAGAACTTTATGACCGCCATTATCGAACAGTTTGACGAGGCAGTAAAGCGCGAACAGGCGCTTGCCGATGAGAAAATCCGCAAGTATACACAGAAATACCGTAAATGATGTACGATCTTCTAACGTCGCTGAACGTCTGCGGCGTTGACTATGAAATTCGCTCGGACTATCGCGCGGCACTGGACGTGCTGGCGGTATTTGCTGCGGCCGATCTGACCAACGAGCAGAAAGCGCTTGCGGCTCTGGATATCTTTTATCCGGACTTCTTAAAAATGCCAGATGAGCACATTCCAGAAGCCATGAAGCAGATGACATGGTTTCTCGACTGCGGTGACGAGGGCGATAATCGCAAGCGACCTAAATTGATGGACTGGGAGCAGGATTTTCAATACATCGTTTCCCCCATCAATCGTGTTGTTGGGCGGGAAGTGCGGGCAATGTCCTATTTCCACTGGTGGTCTTTCGTTTCGGCGTACTACGAGCTGGGAGATTGTCTGTTTGCGAATATCGTCCGCATCCGAAGTCTAAAGGCCAAAGGGAAAACACTTGACAAAGCCGACCGTGAGTTTTACCGCGAAAATCGGCGCATTATTGACTTAAAGCGGACGCTGGCCGAGGAAGAGACCAATACCATCAATGTGTGGTTAGGCAAAAACGCCAACAAAAGCCCATAATACGGAGGTGATTTTTTGGCTGACGGTGAAATCGTATTCGAAGCGACTATTAGCGATAAAAAACTCCATCAGGAGCTGAACAAAGTAAAAAGCAACATCGAATCCCTGCAAAAGGAATTTAACCGGCTCGGCGCCCAAAAAACGCCGATGGAAGACCGGCTGCGCAACATCGGCGCAGAGCTGGATGCGGCAAAACAGGTGCTTGCCGATATGCGCACAGCGCCAAAAGGCACGTATGAAAAAATCGACGTGTCCGAGCAGGCCGAGCGCGTGCGAATGCTGCAAAGCGAATTCAACAAAACTGCAAATAGCATTGACAAGCTCAACGAAAAGCTCAACAAAACCGGCGATAAGATTTCCGACGCGAAAACGCAGGCGGTTGAATTATCACGACAAATCGATGGACGATCCAAAGGTGCTGGACTGCGCAACGCAACCGAAGCGGCGGCAGATTCCATGAAAGTTTTTGGACAGCGAGTAAAATCTGTTGTCCGCAGTGCCCTTGTTTTTACGGTTATTACCCAAGCATTAACAAAAGTGCGCGACTGGGCAAAAAATGTCGTAATGGTAAACTCCGATGCAAGAGAATCCATTGCGCAGCTTAAAGGAGCGCTTTTGACACTGGCACAGCCTCTTGTAAGCGTAATTGTCCCCGCCTTTACACTGCTTGTAAAAGTAATTACGGCAGTAGTCTTGCAGATCACGCGCCTTGTGGCGCTTATTTCTGGCAAGAGCGTCAAAGCAACAGCAGATTCCGCAAAGGCTCTTAATAAGCAAACAAATGCTTTAAAGGGAACCGGAAATGCAGCAAAAAAAGCTGCTGGACAGCTTGCGGCGTTTGATGAGATCAACCAGATTTCCACCGATACCGCGGATAACGCGGGCGGCGGTGCATCCGCTGACGCGATCACGCCTGACTTTAGCTACATGGACGAGATCAACGACAAGCTCAAGAAAATTGCTGATGCGGTCATGCTAATTGCCGCAGGGTTGGCCCTGTGGAAACTTGGCAGCTCTCTCCCCGGAACGTTGGGAAAGATTTTAACAAAACTCGGCGGCATTCTCATTGCTGTTGGCGGTTTAATCATTTTGTGGGAAAGCCTGTCTGACGCATGGAACGACGGCGTTAACTGGAAAAACTTACTCGGATCTCTTGCGGGCGCAGCGGCACTTGCCGGAGGCCTCGCTCTTGCGTTTGGCAAGGTGGGCGCTGGCATTGGACTGGTAGTATCCGGGGCGGCCCTGCTGGTCGCTGCATTGCACGACATGATGGAGGACGGCATGAACCTGGAAAACACGCTGATGAGCGTCGCCGGTCTGATGATTGGTGGCTTGGGAATTGCTGTGCTCACAGGGTCCTGGATTCCGCTCCTGATTGCCGCAATCGCCTCCCTGCTTGTGGCTGTGGTGAACGCCTACGGCGATACAGAGCAGTTCGTCGACGGAATCAAAACCATGCTGGATGGGTTTGTGGCCTTCTTCGCGGGTATTTTCACCGGGGATATTGACCGTGCCATCGGCGGCATCGAAAAAATCTTCAAGGGCTTGCAAAACGTTCTGTTTTCCATTGTGGATGCGCTCAAAAACATGTTCCTGTCGTTCTTGGATTGGCTGGATGAGAAGACTGGCGGGAAGCTCCATGGGATCATCGAGTTCATCAAAAGCTCGGTCACGGGAGCATTCACTTTCATCAAGGATTTTATCGGCAACGCCATGGCAGCCATTAAGAAGATATTCACGGGAATCGTTAAATTCCTCTCCGGTGCGTTTACGAGCGACTGGGACAAAGCGTGGGAGGGTATCAAAGATATCTTTGACGGCATATCAACAGCCATCAAGGGGACGTGGGCATCAGCCATCAATGCAATTATCCGTGCATTGAACTGGCTGATCGACAAGGCGAATAAAATCAGCTTCACAGTCCCAGGCTGGGTGCCGGGGCTTGGTGGCAAGCATATTGGCGTCAACATCCCGAAAATCAACGAACTTCAAATCCCCAAACTGGCCCAGGGTGCGGTCATCCCGCCTAACCGCGAGTTTATGGCCGTACTGGGCGACCAGAAGCACGGAACCAACATTGAGGCCCCCCTGGACACCATCAAACAGGCCGTTGCGGAGGTGATAGGGCAAGGCAGCGACCGGCCCATTACCATCATTGTCCAAATGGACGGCAAGGAGATGTTCCGGCAGATGGTGCGGGAAAACAACTCCCAGGTGCGCATGAACGGCAAAAGCCCGCTGCTGACGTGAGGTGACGCATGGAAGTACTTAAGGTAACAAAGAAATCCGGGGCGGTGGTATCTCTCCCGGCCCCGGATGAACTGAAATGGAACATTTCCGACCTAGACGCAGATGGGACCGGCAGAAACCAGAACGGCGATATGTTCCGCGACCGCGTGGCCGTGAAGCGCAAGCTGGAATGCTCCTGGCGGCCACTCGTCTCTGCTGAAATGGCCAAGCTTTTGCAAGCCGTGGACGATGTGTTTTTCAGCCTTACATACCCCGACGCGATGACCGGCACCGACCGCACTATGATGTGCTACGTAGGCGACCGGTCATCGCCGATCATGCGGCCCGAAACCGATGGGAAATGGCTGTGGGGCGGGCTGTCCATGAACTTCGTGGAGAGGTGACGCCGTGTACAATGTCTCCACCGCGTTTCACTCCGCTTTTGCGGATTATGGCCGCGAGATCAAGGCCAAGGTGATTTTCAACGGGCAGACAGAGCTTGACGGAACCTATGTGCAGGAGATCACCGCCACACCGGCGTTTGATTCTTCAGACGGCATCTCCGTCGGCTCTGCCTGTTCCGGGCGGTGCAAAATCCGCATTTACAAGCCGGATGAGCCGCTGCAGTTGTCCGGTGGGTACTTTGTGCCGTATATCGGCATCTACGTTCCTGGCGGTGATACAGGAGCGACAGCCATCGCCGGTCAGGCTGTGGCCGGTAAGTCAATTGTCGGCGTAAGCACCGCAGCGTCTGGGGTGGAATATGTCCCCCTGGGACGATACTACATCCCCGCAGACGGCGTAGAAAATTTGGTGTATGGCTGGGAAATCACTGGCTATGACCAGATGGCATCCTTGACGGAGCAGTACACCCCGCAAATTGAGTTCCCCGCCACGCCAGACACTATGCTGACGGACCTGTGTGCGCAAAGCGGCCTGACTCCCCCAACGGTGACTTTTCCGGATATGACAATCGAGTCTGTGTTTGAGGGCACCATCCGACAGCAGCTGGGGTGGCTGGCTGGACTGTGCGGACAGTCCGCGCACTTCGACCGGGACGGCAATCTGGTGTTTAAGTGGTACGCAAAGACTACTTTTCAGGTCAGCCGGGACCAACAGTACATGTCCGGCCTTACCCGCACGGCAGACGATCTGTACACGGTATCCAGCCTCACCACCGGCACGGAAGATGAACCCATTACATCCGGCACCGGCTTGGGCATCACATCCACAAACCCTTACATGAACCAGGCCGTTGCAGACCTGATTCAGCCGGAGGTAGAGATATCCTTCCAGCCCTGCGATGTAAAATGGCGCTGCGACCCGTCTGTTGAGGTGGGCGACGTTATCCAGGTGGAGGGCGATACCGGCGAGTGGCTGGACGTGTGTGTTATGGAGCAGGAAATCCACCTGTACGGTGGCCTGTCCTGCACCATGCACAGTTACGCCCCACAGGACGCGGATTACGCCATGGAAAGCCCTACAGAGCAGCGCATTAAGCGGGCTTATGAGGGCCTTACCAAGGCCATGCAGAACGCTACGCAAAAGATCATCGGGGCAAAGGGCGGGTATTATGAACTGACACTGGACGAGCAGGGGTTTCCCATCGGCTGGACCCTGCGGGATACGCCCACCATTACGCCCAATACCCGGATGTGGATTATGTCCACAGGCGGGCTGGGATTCTCCAAGGACGGCGGAAATACCATTTCCGGCGTTGCCTTGACCATGGACGGTGAGATCAACGCAAATGTCATCACCGCCGGACAAATGTCCGCAGAAAGAGTCACCGTCAACGGCCAGACGCTTTCGGACTTCATCGACGCCAGTATCGACGATGACGGCCATCCGGTGCTGCGTATTGGCTCCTCTGCATCGGAAATCGTGCTGAAGGAGTACAACGACAAAATCGGATTCTACGACACTTCCGGGACCCTTCTGGCGTACTGGAACAACAACAGTTTTGAGCTGGTGGAGCTGAGCAAGTTCCGGTTGGGACCCATGGGCATTGTCGTACAGCCCAACGGTTCCGTGTCCTTCGTGGGGGTGAATTGATGGCGAGTATTTACGGTGCAAAATCTTCCACCGGCTGGCAATTGCGGCTGGATTACAGCGTATCCCAGAGCATCGCGGACAACAAGTCCACACTGTCCCTGACGCTGTACATCTATGACGGCACCGGCGAGAGCTACAACCTGGACGCCAATAGTTGCTATTACACTCTGCAAGGCACCAAGGTGTATAACCCGTACCGGTACAATTCCAGGGGCTGGTACAAGCTGGGCAGCAAGTCTATCACAGTGGCTCATAACAATATGGGCAAGGGGTCTGTGGTGCTTTCTGCGGACTGGCACAGTGGGTTTACATCATCCTACACACCGTCCAGCCTTACGGTTTCCGGCACGGTCAATCTCCCGGATATCCCCCGGGCATCATCCGTGTCGGCATCCGGGCTTGTGCTGGGTTCTGCCGGTACGCTTGCAGTGACCCGGGCCGTGAGCACCTTCACGCACACCATCAAGCTCAAATGTGGCTCTGCGGCGCAGGTAACTGTGGTGACAAAATCCAGTGCCACGTCCATTCCGTATACGCCGCCTTTGGATTGGGCCGCGCAGAATACGTCTGGAATCTCCGTAAAAATCACGGCGGAGATCACCACCTACAACGGGGACACCGTGGTGGGCACCAACACGACCACACTGACGGCATCCATCCCTGCATCGGTAAACCCAACCCTGTCCGTGAGTCTGTCCGACACCTCTGGGTATCAGCCCACATACGGCTGGGTGCAGGGCAAGAGCGCCCTGAAAGCCACGTTTTCCGCTGCTGGGTCTTATGGCAGTACCATCAAGGCCAAGTCTCTGACCATCGGCGGGAAAGCCGCCAGCCCGGACGGGGCGAATACCCTTACAGGAAGCGGCACAATGGCCGTTGTAGCCACCGTCACGGACAGCAGAGGGCGCACGGCATCTGTTACCAAGAACATCACTGTGAACGCGTACAGCGGCCCAGTGGTCCAGGATTTGACCTTTGCGCGCGGCTCTTACGCGAACGGCGTGTGGACGGATAACGCCATGGGCGCAGATATCAAACTGACGTATACTCTGTCCCTCCAGCTGACCGGGAACAAGGCATCTGTGGAGATCACCGGCGCATCCACGCTGACCGACCAGACCAGCGGTCCAAAGACTGTGTATCTGGTTGCCTTTGGCACGGACACGACCAGCGTTGTACAGGTCAAAGCTACGGATTCCCTGGGCACCACGGTAACGCGGGAGATCACCATTCCCACCGTTTCGGTCCCCATGAACATGAGCTTTACCCTGCCCGGGGTATGCTTCGGCGGCGTGGCGGAACACGAAAAGGTGGCAGAGTTTAAATGGCCCATCCTGTATTTGGGGAAATCTCTATTGGATTATCTCCACCCTGTCGGCAGCATCTACCAGTCCACAGATTCCACCTCCCCGGCGGAACTGTTCGGCGGGACGTGGGAGCAGGTCAAGGACGTATTCCTGCTGGCGGCGGGTGACTCCCATGCCGCTGGCTCTACCGGCGGCGAGGAGACCCACACGCTGACCAAAGCGGAAATCCCAAACCACGCACACACCCTGAAATACACCGGCCAGAGTGTAACGGAAGGCGTGAACGCCATCCGACTGTATCAGGCCGCAAGCAATCAGTACAATGCGTATTCCGGCGGTCAGTCCTCCGATTGCGGGGACCAAGCCCACAACAATATGCCGCCGTACCTGGCCGTGTACACATGGCGCAGGACGGCTTAAGGAGGGTATTACATGCCTGATATCAGCATTACCGTTGCCGATAAGCGCCCGGTATGCACCGCCGGGACGACCGTTGTGTGCGACAACAGCGATTATATCGTGCACTGGGACCTGGATGCAGAGTGGAGCACATACGACACCAAGACCATGCGCGTGATCTACATGGACAGCACCTACGCCGACATCGTGTTTAGCGGTGACAGCGTGGCTCTGCCTCCGGTGCCTGTGCCCGGATGTGTTCAGATCGGACTCTACGCCGGGGACATCCACACCAGCCGCATGGCGTTCCTGCGGGCGCTGTCGTCCGTGCGGTCTGCCAGCGGCGCTCCCGCCAACCCCACGCCAGACGTGTACGACCAGCTGATGAAGCTTATCAAGGACCTGGGTGGCGTAGACCCGGATGACATCGCCAAGGCGGTTGCTGATTATCTGGCAGCACATCCAATCGAGGAAACCGACCCGACTGTCCCGGAGTGGGCAAAGGCTAAGACCAAGCCAACATACTCCGCTGCAGAGGTCGGAGCTATCTCACAGTCCGATCTGCAAGCCGCAACGGACGCAGCGCTTGCGCAGGCCAAAGCTTCCGGCGAGTTTGACGGCCCGCGAGGCCCTGCCGGTGCACCCGGCAAAGATGGTGCGGGCATGGACATCACCGGTGCGACGGTCGGCCAGATTGCCAAGATTACCGCCGTGGACGGGAGCGGCAAGCCGACGGCATGGGCACCGGTGGATATGCCGGCTGGCGGTGGCGGCGATGGCGGAGCTAAAGAATTCCGCCTTATCCAGAGCATTAACCTCGGCGAGCAGTCAGATAGAGTAGATATATCGGTGGATGGTAGCGGCAACGCTTTTGCTCTGCACGAGGTGTATGTCATGCTCGCCGCGCAAAGCTACGAGGACGCCGCCGAAAACGTGTATTTTCTGCCGAACGGTAGCTGGAGAGCTGACGCCCCGTATATTACCAGCGCAAACAAATCAAGCAAATCGAGCGAGACTTGGAAAAACAATATGGCTTTTCATTCGATTTATGCAGATGGCATTATATGTAGCAACCAGCTGCCGGCAAAGGGACAAAACAATAATTTAACAGCATCATTTGCCGCAAGTCAGTCAATCATCACAAAAATCAGCATAGTGTCCAAGTTCGCTGCTGGTTGTACTTTTTTTGTAATTGGACGGTGATGGATAATGAGAATTTGCGAAAACGGTATTTACCGCGACATGACCCCCGAGGAAATCGCGGAGTTGGAAAAGCTGGCGGCAGAAGCACCCGCGCCCGAACCGACAGCGGAAGAACGTATCGCTGCGCTGGAAAAGGACAACGCCGAGCTGCGTGATGCGCTGGATGCGCTGCTGACGGGGGTGACGTCATGAGTGAGCTGCGAGAGCGCGTGATCGCGTACAACACGGAGGTCAAGGCCGCATTGCAAGCGGTATACAACGACCTCAACCAAGGCCAGCGCAAAAAGCTGCTGCGCAATCCCGCCATCCGCGCAATGTTTGCGCGGTACGGGATCGAGACGGACGTGTAATGGGCTGATGCGTAATGTGCCCGATTTGGGCACCGAAAGGAGTGATTTAATGGCCTTTAGCAAAAAGACCTTCACGGACGGTCAGACCGTCATCGACGCTGATACTCTCAACGCCATCCAGGATGAGCTGATCCGGGTAGGCACTGACAAATCCATGGGCCTGTCCGGTCTGGCGGCGGATGACCAGATCATGGTGTCCGCCGTGGATGCAGACGGCAAGCCTACCGGGTGGCGGAAAAAGTACCGGGACATGCTCAACGTCCGGGATTTCGGAGCTAAGGGCGACAGCACCACCGACGACACGGCGGCCATCCAGGCGGCGCTGGATGCGGCCAGCACACGGGGTATCTCCGCAGTGTTGTTCCCCACCGGGACCTACAAGGTCAGCGCGACCACGGCGGACAACAATTTCTTTGCCGCCCTGACGGTGCACAGCGGGCAGCGGCTGCTTTTCGACGCCGCTACCCTCCAGCTCACCGCCAATGGCTACGATTTCTACGCCGTGCTGAACATCCACAACGTGAACAACGTCACCGTTGAGGGCGGGCTGACCATCATCGGCGACCGGGAGTCCCACACGGCCACCACCGGTGAGAGCGGTCACGGCATCCGCATCGTCAACAGCCACAACGTCCATGTCAGCGATGTGGATATCCGGTACACCTGGGGCGACGGCGTGTGCGTAGGCGGCAACGGGACCATGGCGGAGATTTCTAAAAATGTGACCATTGAACGTGTGCGAACATATAAGTGCAGCCGCAACGGCCTGTCCATTATCGAGGCGGATGGCGTGGTGGTGCGGGACTGTGACTTCACCTATACCGACCGCACGGCGCCCCAGTACGGCATCGACGTGGAGCCCAATCTGGGCACGGCCACCAACATCACCATTGAAAACGTGCGGATGCTGAACAACGGCATCGGTGGCTTCGCACTGTACACCACCAAGGCTACCCTGCCCGGCGTGCTGACCCTGCGGAACATCGAGACGGACGCCAAGACCATTATCTACACCAGCAGCGCCGCAGGCGGCACCTTCGACGTCCGCGTGGACGGCTGGCGGCATACTCAGAAATCCGGGGAGACCAATCCCACGCTGCGGCTGTCCGGCAAGGGGAGCCTGCGGATCAGGCAGCTGTACGTCGTCAACAAGAGCGCCAAACGGGTCATTATCCCGCTGGACATTGAAAACCTGCGCATGGACGGCGTGACGGTGGAGGACGACCCGGCGGTGAGCATAAAGGGAACGCTGTCCGTTCAGAGCGCCGTCAACACCTCCATTGGCAAGGCCGTTATCACCGGCTTTCTCAGCCGGAACCCGGCGGAGGAAACCTGGTATTCCGGGAATCAGCTGACGGTGGACAATTTGCAGGACACGGTGGTGAACCTCAACGAACACCTGACCACCGGCGGCAGCAGCGAGAGTTACAAGCTGCTGCTGTGCGACAAGGCGCTGGTGCTGGGTACGGCCCTCAGCGCCAAGGCCCGGGTGTTCATCCCGTATACCTACGGCAACGTGAATCCCTTCCGGGTGGTGAACACCACGGCCACGGAGGTACAGCTGTACACCACGGTGTCGGCAGGCATTACGTTTGTGGGCGACGTCCCCGGCGGCAGCTCCGCCAACTCCGCCGCACTGACCGGAAACGCCAGCTATGAGGTCACGCCCATGCTGGCCAGCGGTCTGGTGTATGTGCGGAAGCTGAACACCCGTGTGCCTGTCAAGACCTCCGAGATCACCAATGACAGCGGGTACCAGACGGCGGCACAGGTGGAATCCACCGTGACAGGCAAGGGCTACCAGACGGCGGAACAGGTCGGCTCCGCTATCACGGCGGCCGTCGGCGCGGCAATGGAGGCGAGCTACTGATGGGAAAATACAGCACCCTGAGCGCTCTGCTGAGCGCTATTGCAGACGCCATCCGCAGCAAGACCGGCGGCGGAACGACCATTGCCGCCGAGGATTTCCCGGAGGCCATCGGCGGCATCGTCACCGGCGGCGGAGTGGATACCGGCGACGCCACGGCCACGGCGGGCGACATCCTGGCGGGCCTGACGGCGTATGTGGCCGGGGGAAAGGTCACCGGTACGCTGAAAATGGCCCAGGGCACTGTAACGTTGGGAAAGACGGTAACAAACGCCGTATACGAGACCGTCACCCACAATCTGGGCACAGTGCCATCCCTGATCTTCCTGCGGGTGGAGAACACCCCCACCTTTGACAGCACGACCACCTATAACGTAGTGTGCGGATATGCAGTCAACTTCGCCTCCGGTCTGGTGCCCGGGGTGCGGACCAACAAATCAGCTGCCCAGTGCATCAACTCCAGCGGCGGCGGAGCGGGCGACACCTTAGCAGCAGCAGCGACCACCTGCGTGGCGGACCAGATCACCGCCGGCTCCTTCCGCCTGCGGACCAACGGCTCCTCCCGATGCTGGGCCAACGGGTCCCAGATCCGCTGGATCGCGCTGGCCCTCTAAGGTGCGAAAAAAGGAGGGCGATTAGCCCTCCCGCTTGAGCGCCTGAGTTATCAGGTGCTCGACGTAGTTTGAGATGCTGCGGCCCTCCGCTTCTGCGGCGGCCTGAAGTTTCTCTTTTAACTCCGGTGTGAGCCGGATATAGAGCCTTTCTGTCTTAGCCATGATTTACCCGTACACCTTCTCCACCAGCTCCACGCGCTCGCAGCGAATATTACCGGTCGTGTTGTACGGGACGCATACACCGCATAGCCACTCCCAGCGGATCAGGACTTTCCAAATGTCGTGGCTTTCGTGATCATGGTTTCTTTTCTCCCATTCCAGTGGCGCGACATTGATTCCGCAGCCACATTCGGTCGTCCGGTTGAAGTTCACATTCTCAGTGATTACGCTGCCATTTTCAACCTTCCAGCTTTCCGGCACGGCATACATTCCGGCGAAGATTTTATAGGCAATATATCCGCCCGATGTGCGCTCAAAATGCGCGTCCATATAATCTATGGCGGAAAGGAGTCCCTCGGCACCGCTCAGGTTTGCATAACTCAAGTCGGCACCGCCCAGGTCGGCACCGCTCAGGTCGGCACCGCTCAGGTTTGCATATCTCAGGCTGGCACGGCTCAGGTCGGCACCGCTCAGGTCGGCACCGCTCAGGTCGGCATACCTCAGGTTTGCATATCTCAGGCTGGCACGGCTCAGGTCGGCACCGCTCAAGTCGGCACGGACACCGCCAAGTTCGGCATTCAGCCACTTCTTGTGTGCCGCCAAAATCTCATTAAGCTTTTCCTGTGTCATTTTTGTTGTCCTTTCTGGGCTGTCAATGACCTGCTCGTTGGTCAGCTGTGTAGTCTTTGCCATGGTCGTAATCCTCCTTATCCAATGTCAACGTTGCGGCTAATGCGGGGCTGGTCGGGGTGGGCCGTGCTCCACGCATCCGCGAATGCGATGTCCGTAAACTCGATGTCGTCAGCGAGACGGAGCTTGCCGACGGAGGTGATGGCGTTTGCGACAGTTACGGCGGTCTCCCTGGTCATGGGGGCAAAGTAGAGGGACTTGGCGTACTTGACGATGTCCCAGTACGCGCCATTCGCTGCGTCGTCCAGCGTTAAGGTGTTCGCGCCGCCAAACCAATCCGCAAGGGGTACGCTCTCGCCGATCCGGGACTGCCAGTCGTCGATGATCTGCATCGGGTTCCCGCCGAGGTTGTATACAAGCAGTCTGGCACTGCCGCTGTGGAGTTGGCCCATTCTCTCGATGATATCCATAATGTTGTCCTTTCCGGCCTTGCGGCCTGTCCGTTTCCTTTACTTAATGCTTACTTTTCGCGGCTTTTTCGGATGCGCAGGGCGTTGATTGACGGATACTCTGCGCCGTACTGCCCCTTGGTGTAAGGCAGGCGGCCAAGCACCGCTTTCGGAGACTTGCCCAGTTTATCGGCGATTTCCTCAATCGACAAGCCGGTAGCAAATAACTGGCTTTCGTCTGTTTTGATTGCACCGATGGTAATCAAGATTTTACGTACTTTAGGTTCGGATATGCTCAAGCGATTAGCTATTTCGCGCTGCGAACATTTTTGCTTCCATAGCCGCGCAACTGCAGTGAATGTAGCATCCATTTTTTATCCTTCCCGGCCTTTGGCCTGTCCGTTACCTTTAGCTTGGTTATATTGTACGCCTTTTGTGCGTACAATACAATTGACAAAATAGCCAAAAATTACACAAAAATTAAAGCAAAATCACAAAACGAAAGGAGTTTTTTTCACATGAAAGAAAACGCGATCAAAGCCGCGCTGGCGGCCGCCCTGGGGGCGCTGTGTGCCTACGGGGTGCAGCTGCTGGTGCCGGTGCTGGTGCTGGTGGTGGTGATGCTGCTGGACTACGCCACGGGTATGACCAAGGCATGGAACGCCGGGGAACTGTCCTCCCGGGTGGGCCTGCGGGGCATTCTGAAGAAGGTTGGATACCTGGTCATCGTCACCGTGGCTGCTGTGGTAGACTGGCTGCTGCGCTACGGGGCCGACACCCTGGGCTGGGACTGGCCGGTGGAGTTCCTGTTTGCCAGCATCGTCATTATCTGGCTGGTGATCAACGAGCTGCTGTCCATCCTGGAAAATGTGTCGGCCATTGGTGCACCAGTGCCTGGTTTCCTCCAGGCCCTTCTCAAGAAGTTGAAAGTACACGCTGAGGATACGGCGGCGGACAAGCTGCCGGGAGAGGAGGACAACAATGAGTAAGCGAGTGTACATCAGCCCCAGCGACCAGACGGAAAACCGCTATGCCTGGGGCAATACCAACGAGCACGTCCAGTGCCAGAAGATCGCCGAGGCGGAGGCTGCCGCCCTGCGCCGCAGCGGCGTGGAGGTGAAGCTGGCGGCCTTCGGCACCACCATGGCCCAGCGATGCGCCGAGTCCGACGCCTGGCGCGCGGACATCCACAACTGCGTCCACACCAACGCCTTTAACGGCAAGGTCATGGGCACCAGGATGTTTTGCTACGCAATCCCCGGCAAGGGGTACGACGCCTGCAAGGCGGTGTTCGCGGAGCTGGCCCCGCTGTCTCCCGGCACCTCCGAAAACATCCAGAAGGCCAGTTACTATGAGGTGCGTGTACCTAATGCGCCGTCGGTGTACTGCGAGTGCGAGTTTCACGACACCGCCGAAGGCGCCAAGTGGATCGTGGAGCACACCACGGACATCGGCGAGGCCATCGCCAAGGGCCTGTGCAAGTACCTGGGCGTGACCTACGTCCCGGCCAAGCAAGAGACTCCCAAGCCCGCCGAGCCTGCCCAGGGCGATACCCTGTATCGGGTCCAGGTGGGGGCCTTCGCAGTCCGCGCCAACGCCGAGAAGATGCTGAAGCGTTTGAAGGACGCCGGGTTTGACGGGTTCATCCGGGAAGGTTCGAGATGATGTGAAGAGAGCGTCACAGTAACTGTCTTAAAAATCTGGACGAAACCGGGGCAACAATGCGCCGACCCCCTGTTTCCGCCAAGGCTCCGCAAGTCCACGGCGAATATGATCGCCATGAATACAACTTACCGAGACATTCGCGCAAAACTGCGCAGCATGGCCCCTCAACGTGCCATTGATTACATCGCCGCGCTTGATCTTCCGGAAGACGAAGCGTTTTGCATCATCGCGTGCGACGTCAAGCAACAATCCAGACAGCAGGTGGCAAACAGGCTGTTTGCGTCGGTCGAGTATGTCAAGAAGCGCCGCCGCAACGGTTACCAAAAGATTGCCGACCATATCAAAAACCCATAAAGTAAAGACCCAACAAAGACCTTTTTCAGGCTCTTTGTTGGGTCTTTTTTGCTGTATTTTATAGATATACAAGGGGGTGCGGCGAAATGAGCGTAATGGAACGGCTGTTGATGTGTGGGTATACGGCGGATATGGCACGTGATATATGCAATCAATACGAAGATGACGCCGCTGGATTGCTTTCCCTTGCGCGAATTGTAGAGCTTTTCCACGACGATAGGCGCGAATATGTATAGCTATTACAATGGAAATCCACGAGGTAAAAATGTAGGCGATTGTACCGTCAGAGCCATATCGAAAGCCACCGGTAAGGACTGGGGCGCAACGTATCTTGCACTTGCAATAGAAGGGTATTTGGATGGCGATATGCCGTCTGCAAATGCTTGCTGGGGCCGGTATCTCCGCAGCATCGGATACCGGCGGTACATCGTGCCGGACACTTGCCCTGATTGCTACACGGTGGGACAGTTTGCGGAGGATCACCCGGTAGGCACCTATATTCTGGCCCTGTCCGGTCATGTGGTCTGCGTGCAAAATGGCACGATCTGGGACAGCTGGGACAGCAGCAATGAGAACGTATTGTATTACTGGGAAAGGACGGATGAAGCATGAACTATCCTTACTACGGAAACCCCTATATGCCGCCGATGCAGGACAACCTTGCCCAGCTGAGGCAGCAGCAGATGCAGGCCATTCCGCCGATGCCGCAAAATCCTCTGCCGCAGAGCGGCGTGCAGTGGGTATCCGGCGAACAGGAGGCAAGAAGCTGGATGGTCGCGCCCAATGCGGCGGTGGCGCTGTGGGATTCTACGGCTCCCACGGTGTACCTGAAACAGGCCGATGCAAGCGGCAAGCCGACGCTCAAAGTATACGACCTTGTAGAGCGGCTTGCAAGCGCCCCTGACGCGCAGAAAGCGCCCGCTGCGGAATATGTGACCCGTAAAGAGTTCGACGCGCTGGCGGCGCTTGTGAGCGAAATGAAGGGCAAGAAGCACAAGGAGGAAAAGAGCGATGAATAATCCGTTTTTCGGTGCAATGGGCGGCGGCAACGGCTTTATGCAGATGGTGCAGCAGTTCCAGCAGTTCAAGGCAAATTTTCATGGAGACCCCAAAGCAGAGGTCGAAAAGCTCTTGCAGAGCGGGAAACTCTCACAATCTCAGCTGAACCAGTTGCAGCAGATGGCGAAGCAGTTCCAAAGCCTGATGCAGTAAGCAAGTTTAAGCAAGTTTAAGCAAGTTTAAGCAAAGTTTAAGCAAAGTGTTTGCTAAATTGTTAGGTTAATCAATATCGTGGCCACGATTTGATAATAAAAAACTGAAAGGAGTTTTTCTATGTCTCTTTCTTCTGACGGCGCTCCCATGCTGACAATGCCCGTGGCACCCACTAACTCCGGCGGCAACGGCGGTTTTGGATGGGATGGTAATGGCAGTTGGTTCATCATCATCCTGTTCCTGTTTGCCTTCCTTGGCTGGGGTAATAACGGCTGGGGCAACAACGGCGGCAATTCCGGCGGCGTGGTAGACGGCTATGTGCTGTCTTCCGATTTTGCCAACATTGAGCGCAAGATGGATCTCATCAACGGTGGGCTGTGCGATGGCTTCTATGCCGCGAACACCACGCTGCTGAACGGCTTTGCCGGTGTCAACCAAAACATGAACAACGGTTTCCAGACCGCGGAGCTGTCCCGCGCCAACCAGCAGGCCGCACTGATGCAGCAGCTCAACGCCATGCAGATGCAGGCCGCCGAGTGCTGCTGCAACACCCAGCGCAGCATCGAGGGCGTGCGCTACGACATGGCCGCGCAGGCGTGCGACACGCGCAACACGGTGCAGAACGCGACCCGCGACATCGTGGAGAATCAGAACGCCAACAGCCGCGCCATTCTGGACTTCCTGACCAACTCCAAGATGCGCGATCTGGAGAGTGCAAATCAGGAGCTGCGTCTGGCGGCGTCTCAGTCTGCGCAGAACAACTATCTTATTTCGCAGCTTCGCCCGTGCCCTTCTCCCGCTTACATTACCTGCAACCCGTGGGCGGGTAGCGGCTATGGTGGATGTGGATCCGGTTGCGGCTGCTGATAACTGCATAGCATAGCTTTTTGTTGGCAATGTTTTGTTAACGTCAACAAAATGTTCGGCCCCGTGCCGATACTAAACCAAAGCGGCGGGGCAATAGCCCTGCCGCTGATTTTATGAAAGGAGTTTTCTATGCCTGAATACACTGCGATTGCCACGCAGACTGTGGCGGCAAATCAGAATGTGCTTTTTACCGAGGCACCGATCCCCTGCACAAAGGGCCTTATCACTCACCGGGTAGGCTCCGGCCTGTTTAACCTTCGCGGCAACTGCTCTCAGTGCCGCGCCCGCTACAAGGTGGACTTTATCGGCAACATTGCCGTAAGCACCGGCGGGACCCCAGGCCCCATCTCCGTTGCCATTGCGGTTGACGGTGAACCCCTGCTGTCCTCCGTTGCGACGGTTACGCCCACGGCTGCGGAGGCGTTTTTTAACGCAGCGGCATCCGAGTACGTTGACGTTACAAAGGGCTGCTGCGCGTCGCTGTCCATCCGCAACGTGAGCGGCGAAGCCATTGACGTGAGAAACGCGAACCTTATCATTACCAGAGTTTGCTGAGAAAGGAGAACACAATGGGAATGAAATCTATGTATGATCTGCGCGACATGCTCTGCAAGGAGCTGGAAGAAATCACTCGCAAGGGCGAGCTTGGCGCGGGCGATCTTGACATCGTGCATAAGCTGGCGAGCACCATCAAGAACATCGACAAAATCGAAGCGATGGAAGATGACGGCTATTCCAGCCGCCGCGATGAGTACGACATGCGCGGTAGAAGCAGACGCGGCACGCACTATGTTCGCGGCCACTACAGCCGCGACGGCGCAATCGACAACATGAAACGCCAGTTGCAGGAAATGCTGGACAACGCCGACGATGAAAGCATCCGCAGAGCTATCCAGCGCTGCATGGACACGATCGAGGGCTAAAGGGGGTGCGCCCCTATGGTCGACGAGAATGAGGTCAATCGCTGGATAGCTCGCCTCGAGACAGAAGAATCGAGCTGGAAAAACTATGAGCGCCTTGCCGTGCTGTATGCCATCCGTGGCCAGCAAAGCGGCAGCGGAGAGAGGGCTTTGCCAATGGCATACTCCGCGGCGCCCGCGCCGGTCAACGTCGAAACATACGGCGACAGCGATTTCCTGCGCGCAGTGGCAGATGTTTCACCGGACAAGGCATGGGAGATCATGGACGAGCTGATGGACAGCTTGAAGGTCGTCAACGAGCGAGTGTATAACAGCGTTATGCGCAAGCTGGAAAAGTGAAAAATCCCCCGTCATTTACGGCGGGGGATTTTTTAGGCATATTTGTCCTTTATGTCCGTGAAGGTAAAATATGCCTAACGGGGCGTTACGAAAAACGCGCCATCGTTGTCTGCATCAATCCGCCTGATGAAGCGCGTCCAAAATTCCTTTTTTTCATCGCGGGAATAGGTTTCGTATTCTTGCAGCTCCTTTTTTAGCGCGTCCAAATTGATTTCTGGCCTTTCTTCCGTAGCTTCAAGTGCTCTTTTCAAGCTCGCATACTCCCGCTTGTATTCGTCCAACTCAATCAGATCGTTTAGGTATAGCGTTTTTAGCTTGCCCATTTTCTTTCGTATTGAGTCCGCGCTTTGCGTGGGCTTTTTATCTGCCTTTTTATAGTACCGATTGTTCCGTTCTGCGATTCCCTCCAGCTCGTGCAGTAGGTAGTCTTCCAGCGCATCCTCACGGATCCTTTTTGTATGCGGGCAAGCGGAGTTGTCAAGCATCCGCGTCCGGCATCGGTAGTATGTATATGTTTTTTTTACGGTTTCCGATTGCATCGTTTTCCCGCACTCTTTGCAGCGCAATATCCCGGAAAACAGATACACGCGATCCGTGCCAACTCCCGCACAGCGTTGTGACCGCTGGCGAATAATATCATTTACAAGGTCAAAGTCCTGTTTGCTCACCAGCGCGGGACAGGCATTTTCGATGCCGTAAACCTCGCCGATGTAAAGACGGTTACGGAAATAGTTTACATACTTGCTATAAGCTCGGTCAATGCCCCATTTGTCAAGCATATATCGCTTTACGGCAAGGACACTTTTTAGCCGGATAAACGATGCAAACATATCTCGCGCCGCATCTACCGTGCCGCTATCAATCTGGTATTGCCTGTCCTTGATGACATACCCTAAAGGTGCTTTCGACCCTGCCGGTTGTCCTTTTGCCCGTTTCCCATCGTTGATAAATTTGATTCGTTCGCTTGTGCGGTCTGCTTCGTCCTGCGCAACGGAGAGCATGATATTAACCTTTAATCGCCCGGACGCGGTTCGCGTCTCGTAGTCCTCTTCCGTCGCTTGCCAGGTCACGCCGTACTGGTCGAGTTGCGTTTGCACATCGTAATACCCCGCGACATTTCGAAACCATCGGTCGAGCTTAATAAATAAGATCGTGTCTACCTTCCCCACTTTGCAATCGCCCAGCAGCCGCAGGAGCGCCGGACGTTTTTTATACGGCTTTCGCGCGGATATTCCCGCGTCCTCATAGATACCCGCCACGGTCATTTTGTGTTCTTGGGCATATCTTGTCAGCGCATCTCTTTGCTCTTGCAATGACAGGCCATGCCGCGCCTGTTCGTCGCTCGACACGCGGATATACAGTGCTGCTCTCATCACCGCCCCCTCCAAAATCCGTAATCTGCGCAATGCAAATCGACATACACGCACCACGCGGTCAGTAACACCACCACCACAAATAAAATAAAAATCACGGCGTTGCGGATATGGACACCACGCCGCATAATCTCGATCATGTCTTCCTTTGCGTCAACATGGCGCTCCAGCTCGTCATTTCGCGCCTGCAAGGTCTCTTCGTTCCTTGTCAGCCGTTCGGAAATTCCGAACACCTCGTCAAGTGAGATCCCAAGCGCCTTGCAGATAGGCGCGACGGTGTAGATGGACGGGGCTTTGGAAAACTTTGAAAAGAAGTTCTGCACGGTGGACAGTGGCACGCCGGAAGTGTCTGAAATTTCCTGATAGGTCAGTTTCAATTCTTCTTTGCGGATTTTGCACACCTCTTGGATGTTCATTTATACCACCTTAATTTCTTCGATTTTCACGCCGCGAAGTCGCAAGATGAGGGCTTGCCGAACCTCGTTGAACGCTGTCTTGTTGCAAGGTTTTGGCCTTGAAGTAGTCAAGCAACGCGGAGTATGGTCAAATCATGCAACAGCGACCGCTCCGCGCTGTCTGCACAAAGCCCTCTGCCGTTGTTGCGGAGACGGCAGAGGGCTTTTCTCTTACTTCATACCAAGGAGTTTGCCAAGTTTTCTTTGCCGCCCCGCTTTGGTCGTGGGAATCCCAGTTTCTTTTGAAATTTTCCTTTTCATCTTCGTGATTCCGAGCGCGCGTTTCCAGCTAAAGGACAGGCCGGGGATTTTGCTTTTTGACATTTGGCACACCACCTTTTATTTTTGTATTTTCTCCCGAACTTTTGTGCAATAATCGACACATAGCCCCGTTACTATCAATTATTTGGAGGGACACAAAATGTTGTGCGAAGAAGAAAACCATGCTATTCTTATTAGAGAGCGCCTAAAATCTGAGGTGCTATCACTTACTGACAGCCAGGCGGAATATGTTTTATGGAGGCTGGAATGTTTATTGCAAGAAGAGAATTAAATAATCTGCGGGAAGAAAACCGCAAACTTAAATTGCAGCTTGCAGAGGCGCAGGAAGCGGAGCGAGAATACAACCGCCGATCTGCCATCATTGACAAAGCGGCGCTTCCGAAATGCAAAAGCATCGCGTGCTCTGGGTGCAAGCATGTTGTGGTCCGCTATACTACTTGGGGTGGTTGGTACGTTCTTGGCTGCGGGAAAGACAATCCCTGCAAAGACTACGAGCCGACAGACATTACCCCCGAAAAAGCTGAAGCTATCCGAGAAGCGCTGAACATTCAGTGGCAATATAATTAACCAGAGAACAAGCAATTCAGCAGAAACCCGAAAACAGCACCTATTGCAGCAACGAGGCAATCCCTCGCCGTTATAGACCACGCTTGGGAGTTTTCTTTCTGCGCATATGCAAGATAATTAGCCCCTCTTTGGCGAGCAATAAGCCCTCGCTTTTCGCCATTTACAAGGCAATATGCAAAGCTATGACCGCAGAGTACATCAGCATCATTTTCATTATGCGCGGTTATCAATACGGCATCGGTTCGCGCTTGCTTTAAAAGCTTTAGCTGCGCCTTTGTCAAAGCAATATACGGGAAGTCATCTTTCTTGTTATCAAGATCGCTTTCCCACTTTTGCCGCTCTGCATCGGTCAATATCTTATCATGCGGATTAGTCGGAATAAAAACATTACTCATAGTACTTGTTTTGCGCTCAATACAATCGGAAGGAGTTTTTCACACTGAGCGTCGGACAAATCATCAATAGCTACCAATAGCGCTTTCTTTGCTGCGCTTAAGCCCTCGCCCTCTGTGGCGGGGGCTTTTTCGTTCTCGCTCGGCGTTATTCCCGCCAGCTCAAGAATAGACGCCCCCAAGTAATTTGCAATTACTTCAATGGTTTCAAACGGCGGGCTTTTTTTGGAATCTTCCCACTTACCAATCATTCCATTCCCAAGGCCAAGGTCTTTCTCTATTTGCTTGATCGAGGTCCCGCGTATTTGCGCAAAGCTTCTTATGTTTTGGACGATGATTTTATTACGTGTATTCATAGGAAAAAATATTTCTTTTGTAGCGAGTTAGCTATTGACAAGTAGCGGATTTTCTACTATAATAGCTTTCAGAGGGTGACAAAAACCAAGCCCACACCGAATGCGGGCCTTAGAAAATGTTGAATTATGTCTGCAAAACTATAATAGCGCATTTTCTATCTTCTTGTCAAGAGCGTGGGGGCAATTCCCTCAAAATTTTCTATGCTACGCTATAGAAAATTCGCATTGTCAAGGACAATGCGAATAAGTGTGAAAGGAGGATCGAGAGTGATTTATGAGAACGTCAAGCGCCTTTGCAATGAGCGAAATATCAGCATTTGGGCGCTTGAGAGAGCGTGCGGCATCGCAAATGGCGCGATTGGGAAGTGGAATGGCAGTATCAATGCTCCGCGCATTGACACCGTGAAAGCCATCGCCGACTACTTCGGCGTTACCGTGGACGCGCTGCTGAAATCCAGCGATGGGCAGTAAAAAATGCCCCGCCCAATGTTGCAGCATCGAGCGGGGCGGGTGGGACAAATCTCAGCACAAGATATTGTGTCCTGTGCTCATTGTAGCACGGAGGAAAGGAAAAGGCAATGCGTAAAAAGCCGGAATACAAAATCATTTGGGTCACGCCCCCCGACCCTGTAAAGCTGGGGACGATCATGGGCGAGATTTACGCGCGCGGCAGAGGGCTTGAGTTTGTCGGCCTTGTGCCGAACGGAAAGGATAGCGGAGGTGCGAAATGAGCGTGTTTGCATGGGCGCTGACGTATATCGGCGCGGCTACGGTGAGTTATCTGTTTATGCGGCTGCTGGACAAACTGGACAGGCCGGGGAAGTAAATAACGGGAGGGAAAGACGATGCGGGACGTGCTGAAAGCGGCGGGGCGACCGGTATATGGAGGAGGACGAGGAATGAGCATCATTGTCCTTCCGGAGACCCTTGAAGCATGGAAAGAAGAGCGGAAGTACGGCATCGGCGCATCCGACGCCGGGGCCATGCTGGGGATGAGCAACTGGAAAAGCAATGAAGAGCTTTGGCTGGAAAAAACCGGGCTCCGGGAGCCGGAGGATATTTCCGGGAAGCCATTCGTCCAGTATGGGCATGACGCGGAGCCGCACCTGCGGGCGCTGTTCTCCTTGGACCATCCTGAGATGGAGGTTACATACGACAGCCCATACAAGATCATCCGCAACAGTGAGTACCCGTTCATCTTCTGCACCCCGGACGGAGAGCTGACGGAGCGGGAGACGGGCCGCCATGGCGGGATGGAGATCAAGACAACGGAGATCAAGAACCCCGGGCAGTGGGACCATTGGAATGGCCGCATCCCGGACCAGTATTACTGCCAAGTCATCTGGCAGATGATCGCCGCCGGATGGGAATTTGTATGGCTGCTGGCGCAGATCAAGTGGACCGACCGGGAGGGGAATCACCGGAAGGACACCAGGGAGTATCTGATCGAGCGGGAAGAGGTTTTGGACGATATCCAAAGCACCAAGGCGGAGGGAATCAGATTTTGGCGTTCTGTGGAAGCAAAAAAGCGCCCAAACCTGAAGCTCCCGGAGATTTAACGAGAAAAGGAGAAAAGACCATGGAATTTATCATGAGCACGGATTTGACCACCGCACTGCCGAAGGAAATCGGCTTCAACTTTGAGGAGCTGAAGGCGGAGCTGGCTGAGAAGCTGGACTATTACAACAACCTGGTGGTCACGGAGGACACCATCAAGGAGGGCAAGGCCGAAAAGGCCAAACTGAACAAACTGCGGGAGGCCGTGGAGTCCAAGCGCAAGGAGATCAAGAAGGAGTGCATGGCGCCCTACACCGATTTTGAGGCCAAGGTCAAGGAGCTGGTGGCCATGATCGACGCCCCGGTGGCCGCCATCGACGGGCAGCTAAAGGTTTTCGAGGAACAGCGCCGGGAGGAGAAGCGGAAGGCCATTGAAACTGTTTACGACGAGATTGTGCCGGACGAGATCAAAGCCATCATGCCTTTGGATCGTATTTTTGACCAGCGATGGCTGAATACCACATTCAAGATTGAGGCCGTGGGCGAGGCCATCGGAAACCTGGCGGATAAGATCGACGACGATCTGACCGTGCTGGACACCATCGAACCGGAGTTTTCCACCGCCGTCCGGGCAAAGTACATGGAGACGCTGGACATCGGCGCAGCGTTGCGCCACAAGAAGGCCCTTCAGGATGCCGCAGAGGCCGCCAAAAAGCGGGAGGCATCCATGGCAGTGGATAACGAAAAAATTGTGGAGCAGCCCCGGGTTCAGGAAAAGCTGTACCTGCTGCGGCTGGAATTCCATCTGACACAACCACAGGCAACGGCGCTGAAGCAGTTCCTTTCCAGCAACGGCATCCAATACACGAAGATTTGAGGAGGAGAATACCATGGCATTGAATAACAGCATTGCAGCGACGAAAAAGACAGCCAACGACAAGGTTGTGGATTTTAAGTGCGGTGAGGAGGTCGTCAGGCTCTCCCCGAATATCATCCGGAAGTATCTGGTGAACGGAAACGGCGCCGTGACGGACCAGGAGATCGTGATGTTCCTGAACCTCTGCCGGTTCCAGCATTTGAACCCGTTCCTGCGGGAGGCTTACCTGATTAAGTACGGGAACAGCCCGGCCACCATTGTGGTGGGCAAGGATGCCATCACGAAGCGGGCCATGCGGAACACCGCATTTTGCGGGCAGCAGGCGGGAGTGGTGGTTCTGAACACAGAAACCGGAGTCATGGAGAACCGGATCGGCGCCATCGTCTTGAAAGGCGAGGAGCTGGTGGGCGGCTGGGCCAAGGTTTTCGTCCGCGGATACCAGGAGCCCATCGAGATTTCTGTGGAATTTGAAGAATACGTCGGTCTGAAGAAAACCGGAGAGGTCAACGAACAGTGGACCAAGAAACCGGCCACCATGATCCGCAAGGTGGCGTTGGTCCAGGCCTTGCGTGAGGCCTTCCCCGAGGACTTGGAGGGCATGTATGACCCCACGGAGATGAATATTGACGTGAGCGATCTGGCGTCCGCTCCGGTGGACATGGATGCTCCGCAGCAGGCAATCGAACCCAGAGCGGAAGATTTCGCATCCTCAGCGCCGGAGGCTCCGCAGCCGACGGAAGAGCCGGAGGGCTTTTAAGCCATGAAGGCCGTTTTTGAGCGGGCCAAGGTGATCGTGGATGGAGAGGACACCTATCTCTGCCTCTCCATCCCCCGCCGGGACGCCGCCAAGTTCGTCGGAGAAATGAAACCGCGGAAGTACGCCGTGGAGATCAAGGAATACCGTAAAAAGCGGAGTCTGGACGCCAATGCATACGCTTGGACGCTGATTGGAAAGCTGGCGGCGGTGCTGAGCACTAAGAAAGCACCAGTCACGCCGGACAACGTTTACCGGGACTGCATCCGGGACGTGGGCGACAACTACGACGTGATCCCGGTGAAAGAGGACCGGATTGAGTACTGGAACCGTATTTGGTGTGCCGGGCACATCGGGCGCTTTACGGAGGACCTGGGGCCATGCCGCTCTATCCCCGGATATCACAATATTCGGACATATATGGGGTCCAGCGACTACGATACCGCCCAGATGAGCCGACTGATCGAGATCATCATCCAGGAATGCAAGGCGCAGGGCGTTGAGACCCTGCCGCCGCGAGAACTGGATGCCCTCGTTAGCCGGTGGGGAGAGGTTAGCGTATGAACGACAAAAGATGCTTTTTGTGCGGCCGGAATGACTCCGGTGACCCGCTGGAGCGTCACCACATTTTTGGCGGCGCGAATCGGAAGAAAAGCGAGAAGTACGGCCTTGTGGTGTATCTGTGCGGCAATCGCTGCCACCGGAACGGGCGCGGCGCGGTACACAAGAACGGAGACCAGATGCGCCGTTTGAGACGGTACGGGCAGCTCAAGGCGATGGAGGAGCAGAGATGGACGGAGGCGGACTTTCGCCGCGAATTCGGGAAAAGCTATTTATGAGAGGAGATAAGAGATGCTGAACAAGATTTTCATCATGGGCCGGTTGACACGCGATCCGGAGCTGCGCAGGACACAGAACGGTACAGCCGTCACCAGCTTTACACTGGCGGTAGACCGGGACTTTAAGAACGCGGACGGCACTAAGGACACGGATTTTATTGGCGTGGTTGCATGGCGCACCACCGCAGAGTTTGTGCACAAGTATTTCTCCAAGGGGCGCATGGCCGTTGTGGAGGGTCGCTTGCAAATGCGGGACTGGACGGACAAGGACGGCAATAAGCGCCGGAACGCCGAGGTGCTGGCGGACAACATTTACTTTGGCGATGCCAAGAAGGACGCGGACAGCGGCGCCAAGAAATACGCGGGCGGACAGTTCGTGGAGGTGGACGAGGACTTCGACGCGGACGACGATTTTCCGTTTTGATAGGAGGTAGAGCGGCATGGCTTACTGGCACAAGCGGTACACCTGCCCATACTTTACCAGCAGCGAGAAACGGCGGGTCTGCTGCGAGGGCGGTAGCCGCGTCAGCTTTGAGACGGGCGGCGCGGCATCCCGCTATATGAATCAATTCTGTGCCGGGGCGTGGGAGCATTGCACCATCGCACGGCACCTGACGGACGAGTACGAGAGGCAGGGAGAAAAGAATGGGAAATAGGCGTATCGCCGAAGGAGTGAGAGGCGGTGCATAGTGGCTCTTGAGTACATTCCCTTTTATTTCAGCTATCGCAAAAAATTGGAGAAACTCTCAGATCAAGAGGTAGGTCGGCTTGTACGGGCCTTGCTGGAATATGGCGAGACCGGAGAGACGGAGGAACTTACGGGACGGGAGTCGATCGCATTTGATTTTATTGCGGACGATATAAATAGGGCAAAAGCGGCGTATGACGAGAGATGCGCGAAGAACCAGCGCAACGCCAAAAAGCGATATGCACGGCATGATGGTACGACCGTATACGATTGCATACGAACGGATGCGACCGCATGCGAAACGTGCCAAACCAAAGACAAAACCAAAGACAAAACCAAAGATAATACACTCCCACCTAACGGTGTGAGTGATACGCGCGCGAAGCGCTTCACACCGCCATCCGTTGATGATGTATCCGCCTATGTTCAAGCGCAGGGCTATCACGTCAACGCAGATCGTTTTGTCGCCTTTTACGAGCAAAAGGGCTGGATGGTAGGCAAGAACCGCATGAAGGACTGGAAAGCCGCCGTGCGGAATTGGGAGACGAGGTGGAAGGAGGAACACGACGGTGGACATAACGGCGGTGCTGGAGCACCTGCAAAAAAATGGAATATCCCAGGAGAAGTCGTACTTTGAGTGCCCGGACTGCGAGGACAGGGGCTATACGGTCACACGCAGTGCCACCGGGGAGCTTATAACCCGTAGTTGCCCTTGCCAAATACGCAAGGACAACCAGCGGCGCATTGAGCGTAGCGGTCTGTCCGGTCTGCTGGAAAGCTGTACGCTGGAGACGTACCAGACGGCGGAGCCGTGGCAAAAGCAGGCAAAGCAGATGGCCGAGGCGTATATCACGGATTGGCGCGGGAAGTGGTTTTATGCCGGTGGGACCCCCGGCAGCGGAAAGACGCACCTGTGCACGGCGATCTGCGGGAAGTTGATGGAGGCAGGCTTGCCGGTACGGTATATGCAGTGGCGGTCGGACATTCCATCCATCAAGGCAAAGGTAAACGATGCGGAGCTGTACGCAGATGCCGTGGGAAAGCTGAAAACGATCCGCGTGCTTTACATCGACGACTTTCTCAAGGGCAACGTGACGGAGGCTGACCGGAACATTGCGTTTGACCTGCTGAATGCACGGTACATAAAGCCGGAGTGTGCCACGATCATCAGTTCCGAGCGGACGATAGGACAGATATTGGACTGGGACGAGGCGATAGGATCCCGCATTGCGGAGCGCGCGAAGGGCTTTACCATGAGCGTGACGGGCAGCGGAAAGAACTGGAGGCTGAGATGAACGACGGCGCGTGGAAGATCGCGTCCGGCAGGCTGTGCGTGGCCTGTTTGCAGGATATGGCGGCGGACTACATCATCGAGCCAGCGTTCCACGGCTGGGCGCAGGGCGTGTGCCAGCGCTGCGGGAAAGAGCGGAAACTGACGACGATCAAGCGCTACACCATGAGCAAGCGCGGACTTGAGAAAAGAGGGTTGTTGGATGAACAGTGACGATCTGATGCGGCTTAGCCCTACGGCGCAGAAGCAGGTCATGGAGAAGCTGCAGAAGCCGGGAAAGTACAAGGCACAGAAGACGCGGCGCGGTAAGCTGACCTTTGACAGCAAGAAGGAGGCGGAGCGCTACGACGCGCTGATGCTGCTGCAAAAGGCCGGGGAGATACGGGGGCTGAAATTGCAGGTGCGGTACTGCTTGCAAGAGGCGTACACGACGTTTGAGGGCGACCGAGTGAAAAGTATCGACTACGTTGCGGACTTTGTGTACGAGCGCAGAACGGTGCCTGACAGCTACGGCCAGCGGTACTGGCTTCCGGTGGTGGAGGACGTGAAGGGGATGCGGACGCGGGAGTACGCCATGAAAGCAAAGCTGTTCCGTAACCGGTACGGATACGCCATCCGGGAGGTGTGAGGATGACGGTGTACATGATCGTGACGCGGGACAAGTACCGCCTGCCCCGATGGTGGGGTACGACCACGGCGGAGTTGGCGCAGCTGTCCGGGCGGAAGCATCAGAATGTTCGTTTTGCGATTTGGAAGGCAATCCGCAACGGCGGCAGATTCGGCTGCTACGAGGTTGTGAGATTGGAGGAGGGCGAGTGATGTTGCCACCAAATCAACCGCTGACGAAAGATGCGGCGAGAAAACTCATGGCGCTGGACGTGCAGGACAAGGAGATACTGACCTACGAAAAGCTGGACGAATGGTACACCGCATGGGGCGGACAGTGCTATGTCAGTTTCTCCGGCGGAAAGGACAGCACGGTGCTGGCGTATCTGGCGGCGTGGTACCTGTCGAGCTTCAGGACACCGCCGTGGGAGCTGAACTTGGTGTTTGTGAACACTGGATTGGAGTACCCGGAGATACAGAAGTTCGTCAATGAGTACGCCGACTGGCTGCGGAGGGAGTTTCCCCGCGTGAACGTAAACCTTGTTCGCCTGCGTCCGAAGATGAACATTCGACAGGTGGTGACGAAGTACGGGTACAGCATTGTTAGTAAGGAGGTCGCAAACAATGTTTGGCTTGCACGGAGGGGGAATAAATACCGAATGATGCGTCTCCGTGGCGAAATGCTTGATAAGGATGGGAACAAAAGCATCTGGAACTGCGATAAATGGGCATTTCTGCTTGACGCTCCATTTCTTGTCTCTTCGGAATGTTGCCACATTATGAAAAAAAGGGCGGCGCATACTTATGAGCGCGAGAGCCGTGAAAAACCTATCGTTGCGATGATGGCAGAAGAAGGACGGCAGCGGTTTCAGACATGGACGGCGACCGGCTGCAACGCCTTTGAGGGAAAACGACCGATGGGCAAGCCCATGAGCTTTTGGACGGAGCAGGATGTGCTTCGGTTTATCGTGGAGCGCAACCTACCCTACGCCAGCGTGTACGGCGACATCGTGGCCAGCGACGGCGAGAACGACTACGATGCGACGCTGGTGGACTGCCCGCTGCACTGCACGGGCTGCCAACGCACGGGCTGTATGTTCTGCGGTTTCGGGGCGCATCTTGAAAAAGGCATCAACCGATTTCAGCGCATGAAACTGACGCACCCGAAGCACTACCAGTTCTGCATCGGCGGAGGGGCGTTTGACACGGACGGGCTGTGGAAGCCCACGAAAGACGGCCTTGGCTATGCGCGGGTGCTGGACTACATCGGAGTGAGGTATTGACATGGGCAAGCAGCATTTGAGCAGGGACGACCGCATCTTCATGCGTGGCAAGCTGCAAGGCACACGGGAGAACATGGACATGGTGGCAATGGTGCTGATGGACAAATGCGGCTGGCACGTCCAGGAGGAGACAGCGGACAGCCGGGACACGCAGAGCATTGCGTACCTGTATGCGTGCCTGGAGAAGATGGCGGAGCAGGAGGGCGTTGCCCGCCTGCGGGAGCTGGCCGAGGCCGACAAGGACGGGCGGCTGGTGGTGCTACCGTGCAAGATGGGCGATACGGTTTACTGGGTGCATGGTGCGGTCATCACCGAGTGCAAAGTGTATCGGGTTCAGAAAAATCGGAAAGGACTGTATATCTGCCTTAAAAGCAAAATGTCACACGGTGCCTTTCGCACAGACCTTTGCTTTGGGAAGTCTATATTCCTGACACGCGAGGAAGCGGAGAAAGTATTGGAGGCGAGAAATGAAACTGGTCATTATCTTCAAGGACGAGTTTGAGGCACACATGAAAAAGCAGTTTGGGTCTTTCACGAATCCGCAGGCATATGGCGTGAAGTCTGTATACATGGAAGGTGCGTATCTATACTCCACTATTTCGGACACGGTTCGCTGGCGTATGGATGACATTTCCAGATTTTACTGTGAGGAGGGCTGACGATGGCTGAACCCAAAAAGCCTTTTTACCGCGACAAGAAATGGAAACTTGGCGGAAGTTTCGGCTGGTGGCATATACCGTACTGCCCGCATTGCAAGCGGAAGTTGGGGCTGATGGTAGAAGAGCAGAGGGCTGAAAAATGCCCGATGTGCGGCAAACCATTAGAATGGGATGGCGCTGACAATGGCAACAAAGAGAGTGTGTGACCGCTGTGGTGCGGAGATCAACCCGCCCAATTCCGTCACCTATGCCGGTATGCAGCGAGTTAAAAACGACATAAACGACAATGACTACGAGCTGTGTGTTTCGTGCGCGCACGAACTGCGGAAGTGGTTCAATGGGAAGGAGAACGACAATGGCTGACCAAATGCAGTTATATGACACAGCGGAGAAACAATCAAGTAACAACACAGGTAAAGTTAAACGGAAGTGGGAAAATGGTTTCCAGAGATGGAGCAACCGGCAATTTGCAGATAATGGTAGCTCTGGTAGCCCTTTTGGGTGCTGTGGATTTGGCAGTATGTGTGACTACTGTGAGGATAATACGTATGGACGTCCGTGTGTCAGGGCACTGAACGCCATGATCCGCGAAAAGCGTCTGAAAATCGACTACGAAAAAACTGGCTACGAAGAAGTGTGGGAGGGGATTTTTGAGGATGGCTGAATACATTGACCGAGATGCCGCTCTCATCGAAATCGAACGGCGCGAAGCGCTTATGGTTGGAGACAAGCGCGTTTCCGTTGACGCGATGAAGTCTTTTATCAAAAATCGCCCAGCCGCCGACGTTGCCCCGGTGGTGCATGGGCGAAAAATTGAAGACGGAGATATAGGGTGTTTTTGGCTGTGCTCTCTGTGTGGCGAATGTTTGCCGTATGGTGCGAATTATTGCCCCAACTGCGGCGCAAAGATGGACGGAGGTGCTGAATGATTTGCTTCTACACCATCACGATCTTTGCTGAGTTGGCGGGCGCAGGGGAGTCCCTAAGGACAGCATCGGCCGAAACCATAACCGCTATAGCACTATGGGTGCTATGTGACATCGAACTATGCAAACTTATTTTCAGGAGTCGGTAACGATGAAGTGCGACACATGTAATGAACCTTGCCCGATGGCCGACATGGCGCACGAAGCAGCCAAGGGCAGGATGTACGCCACAAGAGAATTTATTGCGTTACAAAAGAAAATTGAAGACGGCCAGCTTGTCGAAGTGGTGCGGTGCAAAGATTGCGAGAACAGCTACTACGCTGTGGATGATCTGATATGCTCCTACGGCCCGTGCGTGGATTGCCCTGTGTCTCCAGATTTCTGGTGCGCGAATGGCAGACGGAGGGAGGATTCCCATGCCCAAGACTAACCCCCGCAGAATCCCCCGCACACAGGCCGACGTAGACAAAGCTTACAGCAACGGTGTTGTGGAGGGCCTGAGCCGGGGCATAGACCTGATGCTCTACGTTCTGATCGACAAGCATGACGCCCCGATGGACGATGTGCAGCAGCTTGCCGGGGAGCTAAACCACGCCGCTCAGTGCGTGGCGGAAGGGTACGTTACCTGGGCAGATATCCGGCAGATGCTCAAAGAGTACGGCGTTGAGACGGCGCTGGAATAGGAGGTACGATGAGCAACAAATACTCGCTCCCATACGATATCCGCATGGAGTGTATAGCATATGTTAGGGGCTATCCCCGCAGGGTCCGGGCGTACAACGCGGCCCGAGAAGAAGTGCTGGAAGCATCATCATTTGCCATGTCTGGTATGCCGCATAGCCCCGGTAACAGCAGGATAGCCGAGCGCAAGGCGGAACGGCTGGCAACCATAGAGAACTGGCCGGAGACAAAGAAAATGCGGGCCGTGGAATACGCCATGGACAACGTGGGCCGGGATATTGCCAATGAGAACGTGCGGCGCAAGCTGGTGTGGGTGATCATGCGGAATTGCGAGAACCGGGACAGATACCCGCTTAGAATCATGGACGGATGCGGATTCAGCGAGAGAACCATGAAGCGCCGCAAAGCTGCATTTTTGTGGCACGTAGCAGATTATTTGGGCCTGGTTTCCTAAAAGTTGGCCCATTAGGCACATAAAAACGTGCTAAAATAGTATCATCGGAGAGTGGAACCAATCAGCCCACAACCCGAAATTTCATTTTGCTCCTCTTTTTTCTCTTTTCTTCTTCCATAGGTTAAGGAACAGCCGGTAATGGGTGCCTCCGCGCAAGCGGCCTCGCAAGGGCGTTACCGGCAAGCAGACACTCACGGGATATCTCGCGGGTGTCTGCTTTTTATGCGGGTGTAGCCAAAAGGCAAGGCACGGGACTTTGACTCCCGTATGTGCTGGTTCGATTCCAGCCGCCTGCGCCAAACTCTAAACGGAGTCACCAACGGAGCATAAACAAGTGGGGTAACCGTGGAAACCGGACATATATGCGGCATAGGTACCCCGTAGTGTGAGGAGACCACAGCGAGTGACAGGGGCTTTCCCTGAAGCGCTAAAGCAGGGCAGGACTGCAATGCCGTACCATCCCGGCCAGCGGGCGAGGAAGCGTAAAAAGCTAAGT